GAAAAGTTGTAGCAAACCACATCAAAGGGGCCTGCAAAAGCCGCCTGTCGTATGTCACCCAAACCAAGGAAAAACACTGGCAAATTAGCTTCACGGGCCCGAATCTCAGCCTCGGCGATTGATTCGGCGTCGGGATCTATAGCGAACACGTGCGCCCCGACCGCCTTCCATTTCCACCAGTCCCCCCCGCGCCCACAGCCACAATCCAAAACGCGAGACCCAGGACTAACATTGGCATTTATCAGTTCCTTTTTACACGAATTGTGCAATTTTCTTATTTGATCCATCACTTAAAAGATACGAGCTTCTTTCTTTTATATGGGTTCTCTTGAGCAAGATTATCTGACCGTCCCAGGACAGCTTTTTGCGTGTGTATCCTTTGTTGGACCGGATCTTCCGCAGAAGAATGAAAAGCTCGGTTTGAAAATTCGTGGAGCTTTTCCAACGCGTGACGAGGCTGCGAATCACGCCAAGCGCCTTCAGAGGGAGGATGCCCTCGTAGATATCTACGTGGTAGATATGTATAAATGGCTTCTGATTCCACCGGACCGCACCCAGATTGATGATGTCCATTATCAGAACGAGAAGCTCGAGGAGATTATGACAAAGTATAAGGAGAATCAGACGCAGGCCGCTGCAATGTTCGAGAAGCGCAAGCGCGATATGATGGCCAAGCCGGCCGAGGGCGAGTTTCCGTATATTGATCCGGCCGATGAGAATTCCAAATATTACACGAAGCCAGACGTTCCGCCGATTCCTCACCCGGCCGAGCTCCTTGACGATCTGACGAAGGAGTTTCCGGACAAGGAGATGTCCGAGCTCGTGAAGATTGCGGACGAGCGGGTCGCCAAGGTGATCGAGGAGCGCAAGGCAGCCGCTGAAACTTAAAATATGTATAAATAATAATGTTTATAGCACTGGTCCTTGCACTGATACTACTTCTTGTAGTATTGGTCAAGGCGAAGAATTCTGAAAAATATCAGTCCGATATTTTTCAAGATCCGTTAATTAGGGCAAATCCCTGGATAGGGTTTGTCCAAGAAGACATATATAAAGACCCTTCTGGGTCAATTGGCGACTTTCAAGGAAAGTCCGATGTTTTATCAAATTTGAGTCCGGCTGAATTTACTTAAGGGCCGGATTGACAATAATAGGGCGCATATTCATTATGATAACTCCAATGACTACACCGAGGAGCAGAAGGGCAATGGGGTTATTGAAGGGAGCCGGGAGAAGAGTCTGCGTCTGGGCCTCCCAGGGAGGTGGCTCATCGCGATAACGCGGAGGCTCCGGTGTCCACACTTCGCGAACAGGCTCGGGCGCGATCTCGGGCTCGATCTCAGTCCATGTTACCGCGGACCTCTTTTCGGACTGGTCGCTTTTTGACTGCGGTTCTCCCTGTGACAGGAACGGAGGCGGCTCGCTGTTTGACAGAAACGGGGGTCTCTCCATCACTGTCCGATACATCACTCTCGCTTTTATCTGGGACAACAAAACCATCTAAATTTCCATCTTCGTCTGCATCATCTTCGGAATCCAGATCAGAGTCGTCATCGTCCTCGTCATCTTCATCACCCGATAGAATCTCAGACTCCTCGGTATCATAATCATCTTCGGCATAATCATCCTCGACCTGCTCTTGAGGCTCGTAGCGCTCGGGAGGCTTGGACACGCGTCCATAACGGGTTGTAGACATTTCTTATGTAGAAATAAGTTTTACGTTTAAGTAAGATTAGAAACCGACCGTTCTAAACGCCGCGGGACCTGCTCCAAATGTGGGTCGGGCGGGCGGAGGGGGACCCGAAAAAAACTCCTTGAAAACAGATGTCGAAGGACTTCCCACGACCGCTACATCGGTTAATTTATCAACGATCGAAGGAGGCAAAATATGTTCGGCCCCTTTGAATTCTTTGCATTCTTCATCAAAGCATCTTTGTGAAATTCGTCCGGCTCGTATATTGAACCAGATATGATTTGACTTGTGCGGGCGACCTATATTTTCACAATAGGTCGAGTCAGTCTGCAGAAACCATCCATCGTGTTCGTGCCTTCGAACTTTTACTGATCGAATATGGTCTTGACCCTTGATCGAACGTCGAATAAATTCAGCCAAGCCATCAACCTCTATGAGATCCTTGCTCGCTTGGGCATCCTCTCCGGTCACCCGAATCGACATCAGATTCAGGGTTTCGACAGTCTTTGGTAAATCTCTGGGTATATAGGGATCCCCGGAAGGTTTCTTGTGTGACCAAAGCATCCTCAGACCTGAACCACCGTAGACGGACGCGTCTATTATTTGCTCCCAAGGACCTTCTCCGAGTTCTTCTATAATTTTGGTTCTCAATTGGAGAGCTCGGGTCTTGGTCACAACCAATCCGGGCCAGTGAATGTGCACTCCGGACTTTATAAGACCATCCTTGAGAGGTCTGGGTTGGGCTCGGGCCACATAGAATTTTCGATCGACCCCTATGGCCGAATGAATTATGTCACAAAATTGATAAAGGTCTCCGTCGCTCAGTTTTTCCTTGGCCTTGTAATCCAGGTCCACGAAAAAATTAAAACGCTCGGTCTTTTGCTCGACGACATACAATTTTGTTCCAGAATTAATAGTTTCCAGATAGACCCTGTGGAACTCCTGAATTTCTTCATCTGGCACGAGAAGAATTCCACCATTCATGAGGACGTGAGTCCCGGAGCCCTTTGGGATTCTCCATCGGTCTATTGTCATTTATTTAAATAAAGTTTTCTTCTTAAAGTTATTCTTCATCTGATGAATCCACGAGCCAAGACAGAATGTGCTTCTTTTTCTGGGCCTTCGAGGCCTCGGGAGCCTTCGGAGCCTCTGGAGCCTTCGGAGGGGGCGCCTCGTCCTCAATCTTCTGAATCTCGGCAAACAACTTCATGACTGACATTTCACGGGCAATCTGAGCTGGGTCTTCACCCTTGCCTCTGAGGCCCGCAAGTATAGTGGCCAACTCAATCTTGGACCGGGTCATTTCTAAAATAGTCGAATTATTTAATTTTTAGAATTTTACACGGGTGGAGGTTTTGGCATAGTTTGATTCGTCGACAAAGACACGAATATAAATTTATTAGGATCACCCGAAATTAATGTAAAATTAGTAATTAAATCAGTATTTACTAAAATTTTGCCAATGCTATTTTTTGAAACAAATCCTATACCACTTGCTCTAGATTTCCAAGTGAAAGAAACCGGAGGGTTTCCGAGGATTATTTTATTATTTATCGTTCCAGCAGTTACATATAGGTTACCATCTTTCAGTGCGCTCGTCTGGGCCGGCGCGAAAATTGGTGCAGAACTCATTTTATCATTTATCGTTCCAGCACTTACATTACCATCTTTCGGTGCGCTCGTCTGGACCTCCGTAAGGTTCGCATGGGTCTTTGGGTTCAGGGCCTCCGCGAAACTTGGTGCAGAATTTATATTATTTATAATGTTATTTTTAAATGTATCAAGTCTTTGAATTTCCGTCGCCTTTTGATCAGGCGTCATCGAGTTCCACTGGGTCTTCATTTTGTTCCCTAAAGCATCCGCCACCGGTAATATCGCATTTTTCATCGCCATTTTGAAATCTGTAGGAAAGCTTTTAAATTCATCGAGGTCAAGTAGACTTCCGTTTCCGACCACAAAATCCGATGTCTGCCTGAATAAAATCCAAAAAACAATTAGACCCAAAATGATCCATATGGCAATTCGTTCGGCGTCGTGCATCTTAATTATAGAATAGAATTTAAATTAAAAGGGGTCCAATTGTTTGATACCAGTGCCTGAGTGAACTCTGGATTTCCGAGGACGTGCCGCCTGATCATAGGCCACAGGTTCGGGCATTTTGTGATCGAATCGAGGTTTTCGAACCGGCACTCGTCATTTTCGTCATAATTTTTGCGAAAAGGAACCTCGGCTCCTTCCATTTTCTTCTTTTCTTCACTGAAACGTTTGATAAGATGCTTGTGTTCGGCTCCAGTCATTGGTAGGTTGAAAATATACACGTGGTAATGGTTGATTACGTCGACTCCATCCTCGATATCCCTCGGTTCGGGTGTATCGGTCGTAAATTTGAAATAGGAATAGGACCCCTTTTTCAAATTTATGAGGCCTCGCATCTCTTCCTCTAGTTCTCTGACTGCGCATCGAAGTGGATTATAGATTTCGCGACGTCTGCATCCGCCCGTCACAAAGGTCCATTCTCGGTAGCGCCTGTCATGGACTATCAAAAAATGCTTGAGGCCTCCTATTTCACTCATCGGTATAGCTATAGCTTTGTGCCGCTCTCGAGGCATACTGGGATATTCCAAGTAAAATATTTCGCCACTTATGATGCGTAGAGCAAAGACCCAAGCCCCTTATCAATTCGCAGAACGTTATAATTTAGGGCATAAATATTGTTCCCGTTAAAAACGGCCGCGACTGTGGTCGAGCTCGGCACGACCAACCTGAAAGAATCAAGTCTCGAAAAGTTGAGAGTTCCGGTCGGCTGCAAGTCGGCCGTGTCCAGACACCAAGGGATGACGACGAAATTTGGAGGAATATAGCTTGATACGACTATATCATTTGCAGGATTTCTTAACCAGCCAAAAGGTGTATGATAATAAGTAGACGCGTCAGTCCAGTGGGGCAAAGGTCGCATGTCCCCAACGTCAATTCCATTAATCTGTAAGAGCAAACGCTGTTGAGCAACTTTTGCGGGCTGTGTATCATACGGGGTTTTGTCAATGTAATTACACGCCTGAGTCGCCAAGAATTTTATGGGATGCGCAAAGGCGAGTTCTTGAACGGCAGATTTTGCGGGTCCGACCGTCTGAACCTGAGTAATCAGAATATCGAGCGGGTTACTGGCCATCCACGTGCGTTCGGGGGTGTCTAGATAAATGTAATTTGTCCAAACCTGTATTTGAAGCAAATCTATACTGAATTCTGGACTTGTTGGATACGCCCAACGAATTCTTATCTCTACATCATGGAATTGGAGGGCCACAAGAGGGATAGAGGTTGTCCAATCCTTACAAAAAAAGAATTTAAGAGGAAAAAAGTAAGAATCTCCTTGTGACATATTTAACTGTGAAAGATTCTGGGAACCGGTAATAGGTTCAATGATATTCATATATTTGAAGTCATGTGAATCGATTAATTGACCTCCTATATAAAGATCTATCTTATCAATCGTATTTAACCATAAATTACTAAATGGTGTGTTTTTTATCATACTTTCATCAACATTTGACACGGCCGTTAAATACACATAATTCAACAGGTCACCCTTTCTCTCGAACCGGACCGTAGAGATGTTCCCCGGGGCCGGACTTCCCTGAATGACTTGGCGCTCGAGCGAATGGGCAAAGTGCGTGGCCCGTTTATAATTTGATATAAAATAGGACATCTCGGGATGCCCTGTGAGCCATTCATCCTGGGGCCCGGTTGACACGAGCTGAATGCTCATTTATACTAGGTGCGGATATTTAAGATGCGTAAAGGAGCGAGCCCATACCATCCTGAATTCTGAGGATGTTGTAATTTACGGCGTAAATATAGTCTACATCATTCGTATACCGAGCGCATAGTGCATTTATACCACTTCCGTTTAATGCTTTGAGAATTTTTGTCGGTGCAACGATACGGAAAGAATCAATTCTGGAAAGGTTGATAGTTCCGGTCGGTTCTAAACTCGCAGTGTCGAGACAGTATGATATAACGGCCAGACCCGAGAGGCCCGGATCCGAACCAGGATACACATCGGTCGATACTGGTAATCCCCATTTTACATTATAATATAGGGGAACATTGGTCCAGTGCGGAAGTCCTCGAGACTCGCCTATATCAACTCCATTAATTTGGATTTTAAATTGATACATATCCATGTTACCATATTGATAGTAATTGTCGTATTTTAATGCGGGAAAAGCAATATATTTTACCGGATTTGCAAATGGTAAATCTTGCCAATTATTTGTTGAGGCCAAAGTTCTTTGGGTCTGAGTTATCAACATATTGTAGGTTTTGCATGCGAACCAGTTGCGCTCGGGCTCATCGAGATATATGTAATTTGCCCAGGCCTGAACCGTATTGTTATATAACAGTTCAGTGAGTCCCCAGTAAATTCGTATTTCGACCTCGTGAAACGCGAGGCCCACGAGCGGAATACATGCGGACCAATCCTTGCAAAAAAAGAAACGCAAAGGAAATATCGCCCCTGTAGTCACGATCTTCCCCTGATTATAACTCCGGGCCTCAAGAGGATTATCCACAAATTTTAGAAAATTAGCATCTTGGGTGTCTATGAGCTGTCCGCCTATATACAATTCGACCCGGTCTATAATAGAATTAAATTTGTCCTGAACTTGAATTGAATCGATCCAGTTGTTATGGGGAACTGTGGCGCCACTCGGATCAATAGTCGTAAGATAGACGTAGCTGAGGAGATCTCCCTTTTTATCTATTTTTATGGTCGAAAACCCACCATCGACCGGTTTTCCCTGAACAACGAGCCGCTCGACAGAATTTGCATAATGTGTCGAGCGACGATAATTCGTCATGAAATATGACATTTCGGGTTTCCCCGTGAGCCACTCATCCTGAGGGCCCGTAGCAACGAGTTGGACCGCTCCACTCATTTATAGTATTTAGTTATATTTTACGAGGCGTAGAGGAGCGAGCCGAGGCCGTTCTGAATTCTGAGGACGTTGTAGTTGACCGCGTAAATGTAGCCCCCGCCAAAAATGCCCGCGACGGTTGTCGTGGAAGGGACCACGAGCCGGAACGAGTCGAGCCGAGAAAAGTTCAGAGTCCCGGTCGGCTGCAGCTTGGAGGTGTCGAGACAGTAAGGGATGATGGCCACTGGCAGGGAGCTCGTCCAGCCCACCGGCGTGTGGTAATAGGGGGCCGCATCAGTCCAGTGAGGCAGAGGGCGCACGTCACCAACCTCCGTTCCGTTAATCCGAGTATGGAATCTTTGACTAGAATCACCCGTGTAAGCCGGTGCCACGATCGCCAGGAACTTGATGGGCTGGGCCAGAGAAATCTCCTGGACGCGCGAAGCCATCTGGGTCGTTCTCTGGACCTGAGTAATTAGCATATCCTGCTTGGTGGTGGCGAACCAATCGCGCTCGGCCTGGTCCAGG